CCCGCATGGTCTACGTCTGCCATTATGTCATTATTACCACAAATATACTCTTCTTTTTCTTCAAGCGTTTTGGCTCTCAACATCAATTCTTCTGCTGCTTGTACTCGGTTGTAGAATAACTTTCTGAATTTCTTGCAAAACTTTTCTTTATCGTCGCTGTTAGCCATATATACAGGCTCTATGTAGTTGGTGTAATCGTCATATGTCATATAGCTTTCAGCATATCGTGTTTTCTCAATAAACTCACTGTACATCATAATTTTTTACCTTACCTTTCTGCCCGTATTGCCGTTAGCTCGGCTTGTTAATTAGTATGCTTTAACAGTTGCGCCGCGTGAAGTAATAAATACTTCACCTTTTGACCAAATTTTTATAGTTGCTGTTTTAGGTTCGCTTTTGCGCTCGTTGTATCTGCCTGCGTGGTCTATTTCTACATAAGTCACACGCTTTGCCGTTCTTTTGATAATTTCAAAAGTTAAAACGCTACCGCTTAAAGCTTCATATCTTTTGTTTACTTCAAATTTCATATTCTTTACCTTGCCTTTCGTGTATTTGGTTTTGCTTGATTGATTTATCTTGATTATATTATAACATACATGTACATGTAATACAAGTGGTATTTTCAATAAACATGTACATGAATATTTGTGTATTTTGTACATGTACATGCAAAAAGATATATGGTATAATTGTGTTGAGGTGAATAACATGCCAAAAACAAACGCAGAAATAAAAAACGCATATGCTAAAAAAGCTTATGATGACATAAGACTTCAAGTTAAAAAAGGGCAAAAAGAAAAGATAAGATCATATGCACAATCAATAGGTATGAGCTTACAGGGCTACATCAACAAGCTTATTGCCGACGATATGGGCGAGGAACTGACACGGGAGAAATAAAACAAATTGGTTAGAAGAACAGGAGTGATAATAATGCCAGAAATAAGTTTATTTAACGGCATAAAAATAACGATGTACGGGGACGATCATAACCCGCCGCACTTTCATGCTGAATATGCAGAATTTAAAGCAATGATTGACATACAGGAGGGCATTGTTATACGCGGCAAGCTTCCCAACCGTCAATTAAAATTTGTTCTTGCATGGTGTGAACTGCACAGAGACGAATTGATGAATAACTGGGAGCTGTCAAAGAGCAATAAGCCCATGAACCGAATTAATCCGCTTATTTAAGGAGGGTTTGCAATGAGAAACACAGATTTAATGCCGGAAGTGTTGCAAGCCGTTCCGGGCGAAGATTTTACAGTATACGCTTACATGAATGATGGAGCGGTGCGGCTTGTTGATATGAAGCCGCTTATTGCACGGGGCAATTTGTTTGAAAAGTTGAAGAACATAGATTTTTTTAATTCAGTTACAGTAATGAATAATACTATAGCCTGGGATTTGTCGGGTGTTCGTGACCCATATAACTGCATAGATATTGACCCATGCAATATTGAAGAATGTCCGATAGTTGCCGATCCTTTAGAGAAGAGAGCTTAAACGCCTTTAATCAAAAAGGATATAATAACAAAGCATAACAGCATACAAAAAGCGGTTGAAATATCAGCCGCTTTTTTGTATGGCTTTTTATATTTTACACGAAAGGTTTTGATGTTTTGGATATAAATGTTAAAGCAAACAAAGCGTATATACCGTACTTTAACAAGCCGCAGTTTACGCAGATATATTACGGCGGGAGCAGCAGCGGCAAGTCATACTTTTTGGCTTCAAAGGTTGTGTTGGATAACTTAAGCGGCGTTAATTGGCTTGTATGCCGCAACGTTGCGACCACGATCGGAATGTCTGTTTTTAACGAAATTACGAAAGCCATTTCAAATATGGGCTTGACAAAATACTACAAGGTAAACCGCTCCACAATGTCTGTAACTTGTCTGCTGAATAACCGTCAGATACTCTTTGCGGGTTTGGACGACGCGGAAAAAATCAAGTCTGTAACGCCAATAGACGACGTACTTCACCGCATATGGATAGAAGAGGCTACGGAGGTCAAGCGTGAGGCATACAAGCAGCTTACAAAGCGTTTGAGGGGTAATACAAAAAGCAAGTTTTCAAAGTGCGTCATATTGTCATTTAATCCTATCCTGCGTTCGCATTGGATATACAAGGAGTTTTTCGGCGAATGGCAGGACGATAAAACGTCATTTGAGAACAACCGTTTAAGCATACTCAAAACCACATACAAGGACAATTTATTTCTGACCGGCGACGACAGAAAACAGCTTGAAGATGAAACAGACGAGTATTACTATCAGGTCTACACGCTTGGCAATTTCGGTGTTCTGGGACACGTTATTTTCAAGAACTGGCACACGGAGGATCTAAGCAGTCTTATACCGACGTTCGACCGCATACATAATGGTCTTGACTTCGGCTACAGCGTTGACCCTAACGCGCTGATAAGGGTACATCTTGATAAAAAGCGCAAGAAAATATATGTTTTTGACGAATGGTATCAAGCGGGAATGTCCGACAGTGAGCTTATACGTCTGCTGAAAAGTAAAATAGGTACGCAGTACGTGACTTGTGACAGCGCGGAGCCTAAAACCATTGATTTCCTATATGCAAACGATATCAGGGCTGTTGCGGCGGTCAAGGGTGCGGACAGCGTCAACCGCGGCATAAGGTGGCTGCAAGACTATGAAATAATTGTTGATTTCAGATGTCAGAACTTTAAAAACGAGATCGAACAGTACCACTGGAAAGAGGACAGAAAAGGCAATGTAATGGCAATGCCCGCCGATGTGAACAACCATTTGATTGACGCGCTGCGTTACGCCCTTTGCGACGAAATATTGGCAGCGGAAGTAAAAGCAGGCAGGAGGCTAAACTAATGTGTAATCATGATTTTGTAAAGATAAATGATGTTTCAGTTTGCCGAAAGTGCGGTTTGACCCGTACATATGACGGCAGAATATTCTTTGATAAGAAGCTGACGAACCGCAAGCAAAAGAAACGGAAAAGGAGAACATAACTTATGTCAAGAACTAAAATGGAGCTGCTCCCCGAATTTTCGGCGGAGCTGGAGGAGATACGCAAAAGCGACATAACCAAAGACTTGTTGCAGAAAATCATTGCAAAGCACAAAGCCAATGCTGTTTATAACAGAAACCTTTATGAGAGGTATATGACCTTAAAAGAAAGCGTACCTGTATTTGGCAGACAGCCGCGTTATGAGGACGACGATATCAATAATAAGATAAATAACGACTTTTTCGGTGAGATCGTTGACTTCAAGACGGGATACTTTGCGGGAAAGCCTATTGCATACAGCTACAGCAAGGGAAAGGAAGCTGAGGAAACAACGGGCGGTGAAAATGCCGTTGAATTGGCGGCAAAGGCGGTAACTGATTTTACGACCCGCAATAATATGTACGGCATTGATATGGAAACAACAAAGTTTGCCAGTATTTACGGATACTCGGGCAGACTTTTTTATATTGATACGGACGGCAACGAAAGAGTAATGCCGGTACATGGTTATGAAACGATAGTTTTGTCGAACACAAACATATCAGAGCCTGAATTTGCAGTCAGATATTACGAAACAAAGGGTATTAACGGCGGTACGGTTTGGACGGCAAACTTTTACGACAGTAAAAACATTCACATTTGGCAAGGTACGTCGTTATATGACCTTGCCGAAACGGAGGTAAAACCCCATTTGTTCGATTATTGCCCTTTGCAAGGGATATTGAACAACAGCGAGGCTCTGGGCGACGCTGAAAAGGTACTTGCTCTTATTGACGATTACGACAAGGGACTTTCCGACAACTCAAACGAAATCGAAGCTTTTGTACACTCCTATCTGATTTTCGAGGGACTGAAAATAGACGACGATACCATAAGAAAAGGACAAAAGAACGGCGCGTTTGTTTTCCCCGCGGGCGGTACGCAGCAGGGCAGGGCGTATTTTCTTACCAAGAATATTAACGACGCGTTTACGGAACATCATTTAACGCGTTTAGAGAATAACATCTATCGCTTTTCAAAAACGCCTAATCTGAATGATGAAAGCTTCGGGAGCGCGTCGGGAATATCATTAAAATTCAAGCTGCATGGACTTGAAACAAAGTGCGGTATGTATCAGGCGCAGATGATGAATGCCGCACAGTATATGTGGAAACTCCTTTCCTCTGCGTGGGCTAAAAAGGGTATTAAGGTTGACCCGCTTCAAATTACTATGGACTTTAAGCGCAATTTTCCGCAGGATTTGGCAAGCGAGGCGCAAATTGTTCAGGCTCTTATTGCCGCGGGCTTGCCGAAAATTGTTGCATACTCTCAATTGTCGTTTGTGGACGACGTAGAGTACATTATGCAGCTTATAGAAGACGAAAAAAACGAGGTGCCCTCTCTTACAAAGGATTTGCCCGAAGATGAAGATACCGAGGTGGAGCGGCAGGAGAGTACAAAGGAAACAGAACAGGACAATAAAATCTAAAGGGTGATACAGAAATGCCGAAAACTTCAACATCATTAAACGACCTGTTGCACGAGATACGACGTATAGAGGAAAGCCGCGAGGTGTTGACAGAAAAGAAGATAAGATCCATATACAAGCAGCTTTTAAAGGAGCTTACAGCTTTTGTTGCCGAAACGTACACAAAATATTCCGACGGAAACGGAATGTTGACGGTTTCGGATCTGCAAAGAAGCGCAAAGTTGGCGTGGTTCCTTAGTGAGATAGACAAAAACTGCAATGAGTACCTTCCCGACGTTTCAAAGGAGATACAGAAGCTTATAGACACGGTGTACGAGGAATGCTATATCGGTATGGTCGAGGCGGTAAACAGGGCTTATGACTTGTCGGCGCTGAACGTGCGTCCCGAGGTAATGAAGTCGGCAATTTCCAATAATATCGAAAAGCTGACATTGCCCGCGCTTCTTGAAAAGAACCGCAAGGAAATTGTGTACGAAATAAAGCAGACGGTAAGCATAGGTCTGATGAACGGCGAAAGATACGATACAATGTCACGCAGGCTTGTTGATAGGCTTGATTTCAGCTATGGCAAGGCAAATAATGTGGTGCGTACCGAAACCCACAGAAACATTGAGGCGGGTTTAATGGACGGCGCATTGGAAACGCAGAAAGCATTATCGGGCAGCGGACTTGTACATACCGCAACGTGGCGTACAATGGAGGACGAACGTGTCAGACCGCAGCACCGCTATCACACTAAAACGGGTTGGAAAACCAAAGTAAGCGGCAAGGCAGACCACAAGAAAATGGAGGGCGTTACAATAATTGTAGGCGATAAATTCAAATTAGAGCCTAATGTATATGCCCCTTGCCCGGGAATGAGCGGTACGGCGCGTAACGACTGCCGCTGCCGCTGCTTTCTCGAATACGATTTGCTGACGCTTGCGGAATGGGAGGCTTTGCCGAATAGGCAGGAGAATTTCATATCGGCGAAAGATAACGGACATATTATTACTTTGACATAATAAACAGCAATATACTTTGTGCATAATGTCAATGGAAAAAGTTGTTTTGTAATGATATAATTATAATGAAATAATTATGAGTGATAGCGTTTATCCGAAAGGGTGAACGCTATTTTTATTAAGAGTAAAAACTAATAATGGCATTTAAAGGCAAATCTATAGGGTTTGTCTTTTTTTGTATACAGAAATTGCTTTTCTATACGGAGAGCGAAAAAATTCTATACGGATTTTTATATTTTGTGAGGAGGCAGCAGCATGACGCTTGAAAAACTCAAACAGCTTTTAGCGGCGGGACAGATCACACAGGCAGAATTTGACGAACTGGTAAAGACCGTAAAAGAACCCGAACCAACAGAACCGCCCAAAGACCCCGAACCGAAGCCCGACGACAGCGAACCGTCCAAGGAACCTATTGATTACGACAAGCTTGATAAAATCATTCAGGCGCGGGTCGATAAGCAAATGGCAGAGGAACGCAGGAAAACGGCTGAATACAAGAAAAAGCTTGACCGCTTGCAGCAGGATAAGCTTACCGACGAGGAGCTTAAAAAGCTTGAAATTGAAAACAAGGAAAAGGAAATTGCCGAACGCGAACAGGCTATTACCGACAAGGAAAACCGTCTTTTCGCTATAAAGGCGATAAAAGAGGCGGGTCTTGACGACGGCAGCGACACGGCTCTTTCTCTTGTGGACTTTGTCATTGGCGCGGACGAAACGGAAATTAAGTCCAAGGTCAAGGCGTTTAAGGAGCTTTTCGACAAGGCGGTTACAGCCGAAGTCAATAAACGCTTCAAGGAAGCGGGATATACTCCCCAAAAGGGCGAGACGCTCAACAACGGCGTAAATCCGTACACAAAAGAGCAGTTTAACCTTACGGAGCAGATGAAGCTTGAAAGCACAAATCCCGAGCTTGCGGCACAGCTTAAAACGGCGGCGGGGGTAAAGTGATGAAAGCAAATGTACTGGGAACCGAATACGAAATCAGGATAGCCAATACCGACACGGATCCATACTTGAAAGATATGGACGGCTATTGCGACGAAACTACAAAAACGATAGTCGTTGACGAAATGAAGCCCGACGACCACTCAAAACTCAATCTGAAAGAATATCAGAACAAAGTTACAAGGCATGAGTTAATTCACGCCTTTTTGTTTGAAAGCGGTCTTGCGGAGAGTTCACCGTGGGCGAGAAATGAGGAAATGGTTGACTGGATAGCAAGTCAGTTCCCGAAAATCAAGAAAGTCTTTGAGGACTTAAAAATAATTTAACAGGAGGAATTATAATGCCAATTACTACAATTGCGAATATGCAGATCGTACCCGAAAAGTTTTCACAGTATGTTATTGACCGTACAACGGAATTGAATACTTTTGTTAATTCGGGCATTGCCGCCCCCGACGCTACAGTCGCGGCACTGATAAACGGCACACCGCAGGGAGGACGTTTTATTCAGGTTCCTATGTACAACCCGCTGGAGGGAGAGGAAGACGTTTTCGGTGAAGATGATGTATCTATCGGAGGCGTAACAACAAAGGATTTCCGCGCAACGCTTTTGATAAGACAAAAAGCGTGGGGAGATACAGACCTTTCGCGCGTTCTCGGCGGGTCCGATCCTATGGGGGCGATCGCGCAGCTTATGGCAGACTGGAGAAACACAAGGGAACAGAAGATTTACCTTTCTATTCTTAAAGGTATTCTCGACCCGACAAACGGCGCGCTTAAATGTCATGTGAACGACGTATCGGGTGGAACGGGAACAGCGGCGAACATTTCACAGACCGCGACACTTGATACTAAACAGCTTTTGGGCGACCATTACGGCGCGCTTGGTATGGTGTTTATGCACTCCGCGACATATACGTACTTGCAGAAAAATGATATGATCGCAAGAACGCCCGTATTTAACCCCGCGGGCGATACAGTCGAAATCCAGACTTATCTCGGCTACAGAATTACCATTGACGACAGTATGCCCGTGAAGATAGACGGTACATATGCCAAAACTGCCGATACGGCGGTTACAGCGGGAAAAACATACTACGTGCTTGAAAGCGACGGAACATATACGGCGGTTCAAGTTCCTGCTGATGAAAATATCGGCAATTACTACGAGATGACAAAGGCGGGTACAGCTGTATATGACACGTATTTCTTGGGCAGCGGCGCGTTTATCAGGCAGGACGGTTCGCCGCAGGGCTTTGTCGGTACCGAAACCGACAGGGACAAGCTCGGCGCGAAGAATTATCTTATAAACCGTTGGTGTCAGATCATACACCCGCGCGGTTTGTCATGGGTAAGCGAAGGTAAGTATACAAAAGCAACAAATATGTATCCCGCTAACATAGACCTTGCCGCGTGTGCAAACTGGAAGCTGATTACAGACCACAAAAAGGTTCCCATTGCCTGCCTGCGTCACAAGCTCGGTTAAAATACCAAACGGAGGTAATTTCAATGTCTTGCAGTTTTTGGATAAGACGAAAACGGTCAGCGGCGAAAAAAGCCGCCGAGATCGCCGAACAGGCAAAAAAAGCCAAATCCACAACGACGGGTGAACAGGCAGAAAGCCCCGCCTCGCCAAAAGAAAAGGCAGGAAAGAAAAATGCTGACAAGAGAACAAGCGGAAAGCCTAAAGCTGGGCGTACCGCTGACTGACGGCAATTTGCTGAAAGCTGAGAGCGCGTTTGAATGGATAGCGGAAAACACAACGCTTACTGTCGATATGGACGCGTTGGAAGCCTTACCCGCAAGCGTAAGGCTTTTTATAGTGCGTTTTATTGATATAATGTCAACGAGAGCGGGAGTGCAGTCCGAAAGCGCGGAGGGACTTAGCCAGTCCTTCAGCAGTACCGATAAGGGGACGCTAATTTGGCAGTATGCAGAGGAGCTGCTCGGCAAATGGCTTAAATCAAGGGTTCGGTTTGTTACCGCTCATAAGAGGTGGTAGCATGGGTGTAAAGTGGAACACCACATTTGACAAGCTGCCCGAAATGGCAGCAAACGCCGAAAGGCTGAACGGCAAAACGGTTAAGGTCGGAGTTTTTGACAGTAACCATGCTTGGCTTGCGGGCATACATGAGTACGGCTGTACCATTACAGCAAAACGTTCAAAATACCTGACCGTGCCTATCCACCCCGACGCTGTAGGAAAGAAAGCGGGAAGCTTTTCCGATCTTTTTGTATTTACAGCGGCAAGCGGCGAAAAGTTTCTTGCGAAAGGCGAGGGGAACAGTCTTGAATTTTACTACTGGCTTACAGCCTCGGTAAAAATCCCCGAACGTTCCTTTTTGAGGGCGGGACACGACAAATACGCCGATGAGGTCTTGAAAAAGGTTGAAATGGCGTTAGGTCAAGTAATAAGCGGAGAAATGAGTGAACAGCAGTTCTATGATATGGCGGGGCGAATGCTGGCGACTAAAATAAAAAAGTATGCCCGCGATTTGAAAACTCCGCCTAACAGCAATGCGACGATCCTTGCAAAAGGGTCGAGCAATCCGCTTGTGGATACGGGAGAAATGATTGAAAGCATATCATGGAGGACGGACTAATGCAGTATTTTAACTTTGAAGGACTTATTGAAAAGTACAGCTGTGAATTTACCGCAATTGTCAGCTCCGAGGGAAAATATGACGACAGCGGCGAATGGGTAAAGGGCGAGACCCGCGAAATACCAATGACAGGCGCGATAATCGGCTTTAAGGAAAGCAAAATTTTCCGAAGTGATGGAACGCTTACCGCTAAAGATAAGCATTTGTTTATGCTCACACCCTTTGAAAGCTGTTGGAAAAGCGTTTCGGTTATTTTCAAGGGCGAAAAGTACAACGTTGAAGCCGAAACGGACAACGCCGATTTTACGGGCTTTTATTCATACGTTCTTAAATACGTCAGCGCGTTTGGCGAGGCGGGTGCGGAACAATGATAGACAATGAAAATCTTCGGCTCAACGTCGTTAAGGGACTGAAAAAATTCTTGCAAATACCCGTTATCAGGGGCAATCAGAACGCAGAACCGCCGAAATATCCGTATCTGTCATATAACGTTACGACTGTGACAGGCGAGAATAACGGCACATACGGCGAATACAGCGACGGCGTAGACCGAAAGCCCGTCACCCAAACATGGAGTATTACCGTCCAGTCGGACGATGAAAGCGAGGCTTTGAGACTTGCGTCGAAAGCCCACGATTGGTTAGACCATATCGGCAGGGCGTATTTATCGGACAATCATATAATCGTTCAGTCCGTAACAAGCGTTACAAGCCGTGACAGTATTCTTACGATAGAGTACGAATACAAAAAGGGGTTTGACATTGTTTTTTGGCTGTATGACGAAATAGAAAATCCGATCGAGTACGTTGGAGAAATAAAAACCGCAGAAATTACGAAAAAATAAAGGAGGAAATCAGATGAATGATGTCAAGGTAAAAATTGATCTGGCAAAACCGATAGGGTATGTCGGACTTGGAATACCTCTTATTCTGGTTAAGCTTGCTTCTGCTCCGTCAGACGGAAAGCTTCAGGAATATATGGACGGCGTGACCTTTGACGACATAAAAGCGGCATACGATAAGGACAGCGATATGTACAAGGCGGCTGAACTTATTTTTATGCAGGATAACAAGCCTAAGCATATCGCTATCTGCGAAACTACATCAACGGTAGTAGAGTGGCTGGAAGCGAAAGGCAATTTGTCACGTAACTGGAGGCAGCTCATTTGCATTGGCGCGTCGGACGAAACAGCCGAAATAATCGCGGCTATTGAAAAGACGGACGACAAGATGTATTTTGCAAGCGTCCCGGCAGACGACACAACCGAATTTGACCGCGAAAACGTTAAGCGGACAGTTATGCTGTACTGCTCGGATAAGAAGTATCCAAATCCCGAGGCGGCATTGGTGGGAGCGACCGCAGGACTTAAAGCGGGTTCGTTTACATATCACGACATAATTCTTAAAGGAATCACCACGCAGGACTTGTCCGATGACGAAATTGCAAAGATTCACAAAAAAGGCGGCATTACCTTTGTGACAAAGGCGGGGGACAATGTTACCTCCGAGGGTATCACGCTTGGCGGCGAATACATAGATATTGTTGACAGCGAGGATTATGTGATACAGCAAATTACGTGCCGCGTGCAAAAGCAGCTTAACGCCAATCTTAAAATACCCTACACCAATAATGGTATTGCGCTGCTTGAAAGCGTTGTTGTTGACGTGCTGCAAGGAGCGTTTAACAACGGCATAATTGCCACTACCGCCGACGGTTCCCCAGATTTTACCGTCGATTTCGCGCTGCGTGAAGATACCACGGAGGAACAGCGTTCGACAAGAAAATATATCGGCGGACAATTTACGTTTGCTCTTGCGGGGGCTGTTCATTACGTTGAAATTACGGGCGAGATTACGCTGTAAGGAGGTTTCAAACAATGTCGGTAAATGTTACAAGGTATGACGCAAACGACTGTACTATCGTTGTTGACAGCGTGTATATAACGGGCTTGGGCGAGGACATGATAAAAGGTTCAAAGGACGAAGATTTTTTCAGTCCCTCAGTTGGCGCACAGGGCGACGTTATAAAGAATGTCATTAACAATTCGCTTGGTTCGGTAACGATCGTTGTACAGGCTACAAGTCCGCAAAAGCCTTATCTTATGAGCCTTGCAAAGCGGCAGGAGGCATTCCCGCTGTGGTGCATAAATAAGTCTCTCAGAGAACGGTTCGGCGGCACAATGGCAAATCTTATCACCTTTGCCGAGGTAGATCGCGGCAAGGAAGCAAAGGATATGGAGTTCGTGTTCAAGGTTTTTGACTACGACGTTACATCTGATTAAAATTCGTTTTCAAAGGGGCGTTTTTCAGCCCCTTATATTTTTAGGAGGAATACATTATGGCAACAAAACCCTACACAGTAAAAAAGAAAATCGGCGGCGTGGAGTATACGGCGCAGTTTAACGGCATTTCGGCGGCTTTGGAGGCTGCGGATAGCGGCTATATTGACGGTACAAGCACGGCAAGCGTTGTTAAGCATACAAAATACTTGCTTGAAAACGTCATCGTCGAGCCTAAAGGACTTACAGCGGACGATTTCGACAACATGGACGACCTGAACGCTGTCATTGGATTTGCCCGCAACGTAATGGAGGGCAACTTTCGAGACAAACAGGAAAAGCAAAAGTCAGCTAACACAAAGGGTTCTGAATAACTGGGGCGCGTGGCGGCTTATATTTTCCGATATAGGAAACTTTACGCACGATTATGTGTTCAATCATATGACCCCGCAGCAGATAGACGAAGCAAATATCGCTTTGGATATGGTTATAGAACAAATAAATGAAAGCGTTTCAAAAAAGTAGTGTTGGGAGGCGGTTAATTTGGCTGGTGAAAACATTGTACGTCAGGATATAGTCCAAATATCGTTTGATGTTGATAACAGCGGGCTTGCTGTCCTTACAAGAAACATTGACAGCATGAGAAACGCTATCACGGGTGCGACGGACGATAACGGATTGAACAGGCTTACGGCACGGTTGAACGGCACGGACGACGCGCTGAGTAATGCCGCAAAAAGCGCGCAAGGTTTAGGCGGCGCACTTGGAAACGCCGCCGACAGCGCGCGAAACACACAGCGTTCGGCAACGCGGACACACACGTCTTTAAAGGGCTTGGGTAAACTGACTTTGACACAGTTAAACAGCGGTCTTGATAAGGTCAGCGGTCATTTGACCGAAATCGGGAAAAAAGCCGCGGGCGCAGCTTATTCGGGCGTTAAAAAGCTTGCGGGAATTTCGTTTAAATCCTTGACCGTGGGGCTGACCTCCGCTGCCGTTGCCGTGGGCGCGCTAACAACGCAAGCGGTAAATTCCTATGCGGACTATGAGCAGCTTGTGGGCGGCGTTAAGACCCTTTTGGGCGCAAAGGATACAAACAGCGTTGAGGAATACGCGAAGCTTGTGGGAAAATCCGTCAGCGAGGTTCAGAGCGAGTATGACAAGCTGATAGGCAGTCAAAACGCGGTTATTGCTAATGCGAATAACGCCTATAAAACGGCGGGACTTTCCGCAAACGAGTATATGGAGACCGTGACAGGCTTTTCCGCAAGCCTGCTGCAAAGTCTTGAGGGCGATACCCAAAAAGCCGTTGAGTACGCCGATATGGCTATTTTGGATATGGCTGACAACGCCAACAAAATGGGTTCGGATATGAGTTCGATCCAAAATGCGTATCAGGGCTTTGCAAAGCAGAACTATACGATAAATCTAATGTCCGCTGCATAAGTGATTATGCAGTGAATGTGTGTGAACTCTACCAGAGGTGTGAGAACAAAATGCAGCAGGAAATGGCTACTGAGATGTTCTTGCTAACAGGGGAAACCTAAACCGTTTGGCTGGCGGCATGGCTATCCTGTGTGAAGTCTATAAAATATCACAATTATACTTGATAAGCATGTGAAATTGTGATATAATATTTTATAGAAACATCAAACGACTATCGGTTTGTCACCGAGTACAGCATCTATTGGTACGGCGCTGGAAGTGCACACCAACTTTAAAAAGGAAAAACAGCCATGGAGATTTGGAAACCTATCCCCGAATTAAAGGGGTACTCAGTAAGTAACAAGGGTAGAGTCAGAAAAGACAGTACAGGTCAAATAATGGTGCAAAGTAAAAACGGTGGATATTGCCGAATTACAATATCAAAGCACGTTCACCGACTTGTAGCCGAAGCTTTTTTGAAGAAACCGCAAAATAAAGATAAGTGCTGGGTAGACCATATAGACGGAAACAGGTCTAATAATGACGTTTCAAATTTAAGGTGGGTAACACCTTCCGAAAATGCATTATCATATGGATATGCGTCAAGGATAAAAAACAAGAAACGTAAGGTCAAGGCAACACATCTCGATGGCAGAACAATCATTTTTGACTCTCGGCAAGATGCTGCAAATTATTTTGGCTGTTCCGACAGCGAAATACAATATAATCATCTTTATACGAAGAGAAACAAAAAAGGTTGGACTTTTGAAAAGTTGAAGATATAGTCTAATCCCTAAAACAGCCAATGCGAATATAATCGCACTGGCTGTTTTTTAATATCAGGAAACTGAGGGTAACAAATGGTTAGATAACCTTAAGCTCGGTTACGGCGGTACCAAAGAGGAAATGGAACGCCTTGTTGCAGACGCGGCAAAGCTTGACAAAACTATCGACGGGACAAGCCTAAGTTACGGAAATATCGTAAAAGCCATACACGCGGTACAGGTCGAAACAGGTATTTACGGAACAACGCAAAAGGAAGCGGAGCATACTATAACGGGTTCTCTCAATTCTATGCGTTCAGCGTGGAACAATCTGTTGCCCGCAATGATCGAGGGCGGGGACAGCTTCGACCAATGCGTGGATAATTTGGTTTCATCTGTAGACATTTTTGCGGGAAATATTATGCCCGTTGTTGAAAAGGCTCTCGGCGGGGTCGGCTCGCTGATTACCAAGCTAACGCCGCTGATCGTCAAGGAAATACCCAAAATAGCGCAAAATCTGCTGCCGCCGCTTATAAGCTCGGCGATTTCGATAACGCAAGGGCTTATTGACGCGCTGCCGGGTATACTGAACGCTCTGACAGCGCAGCTTCCCACGCTGATAAAATCCCTGCTTCCCGCAATGGCAAGCGGTACGGTGCAGCTTATAAAAGGGGTTGTGCAAGTCGTCAAGACAAACTCCCCTACTCTTGTTTCGGCAGCCAAAGAAGCTATCGCAGAAATTATAAGGGCGGTTTATGAGGGCTTTACAGGCAAAACCATGAGCACCACAATGTTCTCCGATTTGAAAACCAACATTGAGGGCGTATTTAACAAAATACAACAGGTTATCGGAGTTGTAATTCAATTCGGTCAATCTATGTGGAACAGTCTTGCACCGATTTTCTCAACGGTCGGAAGTTTGGCGTTAAGCATATTCAGCGGCATAGCAAACAACATGAACGTTATTTTACCGATTGTAAAGGGCTTGACGATAGCTTTTATAGCGTTTAAAGCCGTAATGCTTGTAGTCAACGCTATATCGGCGATACACGGCGCGGTTACGGCGGTAATGGCGGCACATCAGGCAATGGCGGCGGGTGCTACTGTTGCGGCAACAGCGGCACAAAACGGCAACAATGCAACAATACTAGCAGGAATAGCCTTGAAAGTTAAAGAATCCGCTGCATGGGTGGCTTCAAAAGCGGCTTTGGTGGCGACGACTGTTGCAACAAAGGCGGCGGCAGTAGGACAAATGCTGCTTAACGGAACGCTGCTTGCGTGCCCCCTTACATGGATAGTTATTGCAATAATGGCGTTAGTAGGCGTATTTGTGGTGTTGTATCAAAAATGCGAATGGGTAAGAAACGCCTTTAATGCAATAGGCGACGCTATAAAATGGGTTGGCGAAAAAATAAGCAGCTTTTTCGGGTGGATAGGCGAGAAGTTAGGATTTACGAGCAAGGAAGCGGGAAAAACAGGCGGCGAAAGCCTGAAAGAGGGCTTTGACGAGGGCAGCGCGGGACTTGACGCGAAAGCCTTTGATTTGGGTACGACCGCAGGAACAAGCCTTGACAGCGGTTTTGCAAACGGTATTGATATGTCAGCCTATATGCCGACGGGTTCAGCCGGAGCAATGGTAAACCAAACAGACCTGACCCTCAGCGGAATTACCGATACATCGCAGTACGGTATAGACCTAAACGCAAATCTGGCAAGCGGCATTGATATATCGGCATATATGCCCGTTTCGGCGGCGGCTAACACGGAAACACTTACGGATAGCGAACTGCAAAAGTTAGTATCGTCAACACCGCAATACGGTACGGACGCTATGGCGGGGCTTGCAAGCGGTATTTCGGCGGCTTCGTATGCTCCGACGACAGCAGCGGCGGGTGTTGCCGCTGACACTCAAAGCGCATTATACGGCGTTTCTGCCAATACCTCACAGATAGGCGCACAGGCAGCAACAGGCTTTTCAAGCGGATTTACGAACGGTTCGGGTTCAGTTACCGAGGCAATGGGCGACGTGCAGAACACTGTTTCCGATACCATGAGTATTGTTACAACAGACATTTCGGACGGTTCTCTTAAAGCCGCAGAGGCAATGAACCTTAACATGACGGAGCTTGCTGCCGTAACCAAAACAAAGCTGGACGAGGCTGTAACTGCCGTAAAAAGCGCTATGAACAGTATAAAAGCGGCTGTAAGCGGCTGCAACCTGAAAAATAGCGGAGCGAATATTGCAGACGGACTGATCGAAGGCATAAACAGCAGACGTTCCGCGCTGGCTGCCGCGGCGCAGTCAATGGCAAGCACTGTAACCAATTCGGTCAATTCGGCGTTGGATATTCATTCCCCGTCGAGAGTGCTTTTTGAAACAGGTGTGAACACGGTTCAAGGAGATATCAACGGAATTAAGAGCAAATTACCCGAGGTCGGGGCGGCGGCGCAAAAAATGGGCGATATGTCTATACCTTACGGTCAAACCTATACGCCGCAGAACAGTTCCGTAAGCAATACATCAAGGTCGTACACAAGCGAAAGAAACACGTACAGTCCGCAGTTTAACGCAACGTTCTACACAAACGGCACGGACAGAGACATAAAATCAAAATTCAAGCGTTGGTTCGACGAGGCAATGAGCGACTTTTTTGAAAGCGCAGACCGCAGAAACCCACAAACAACGGAGGTGTGATATAAATGGCTTTGATCAACGGAAGCTTATATGTTTTTGTTGAAAAAGAAGATGTTAAGCGCGGGATCGAGGCTGTAACACACCCCGTTGAAAAGGGTATCGACATAACGGATCATGTGCGGCGAAATCCTGTTACGATCGCAATATCGGGGGAGATCGTCGGCGAAAATGCCGCCGACATTCTTTCCCAGATAACGAAAGCGCATCAAACGGGCGCACTTGTATCCTACGTTGGACGTAATACAATAAAAAATGCGCAAATAGTAGTCTTTGATACGGGACACCCCAACACTATTTGGGGCGGTTGCAGCTTCACTATGGAGATCAAAGAGGTACGAATTGCAAAAAGCGCATACACGGAGCAAAATGTTACAACTACAACAAAAGCCACAACCTCCGCGGGAACACAGCAGAAACAGGATAACAGCGACACGGGCAAAAAAGTATACCATACGGTAAAATCAGGAGAAACGGCGTACTATTTAGGTGAAAAGGCGTATAAATCACAGGGCAGCAGTATGAGCTTCATTATGGAAAACAACCCGGACGCGCCAAAGGTAAAGGGAGATTGGACGACCTTGCAAGCGGGTACAAAGCTGCACGTTTATAATAAAAAATAACCGTCGGAGGGTATTAATGAAAGACAAAATCATTGTAAATAAATCACAAATACCGTATAAATTTGACATTCTGTTAGCTTCAAACGTTTTCACTCTTGAATTTCACTATAACAGCAAAGCCGATATGTTTACCGTAAGATTGTATAAAGACGGTGAAATGATGTGCGCGGGAGAACCCGCTTTATACGGTATGCCATTGTTTAATGACTTTTATACCGTTGGTAAAATTCCTTGTTTGACTATTATTCCTCTTGACGAAAGCGGCAATAAGGATATTGTTACTTGGGAGAATTTCGGTGAAACGGTATTTTTATGCATTGACGACGAGGAGTGAGCGTTTTGAACATATCGGAAAAGGTTTTCGATCCGCAGGATAACAAACATATTTCCCGTATGGTAAAAGCCATTGAGGGTTGGGAAGAAAAAAGCTCTATGGAGCTGAAAGAGCCGACAGGAATGTTCGGGCAGAAAACCATTGTTAAATCGGGCGGAGTAACCATTGACAGTGACGATCTGGATATAGAATTTTCTATACCGTTCGATGATGATATAGTACCGAACGAAGCGGAGATATGCGTTTTTAATCTTAGCAAAAACACTATTGCACAGTTAAAAACAAATGCGGTTATAACGGTTGAGGCGGGATACTCGGACGATACGGGAATAATTTTCTCGGGGCGTATAAGTCAGGTAAAAACAAAGCGCGAGGGCTGCGACGACCGAACGACCATTAAGGCGATAGATAAAGAGGATTTCGACAATGACAGCGTTCAAAGCCTTGCATATAAAAAGGGCGTGAAAGCGTCATATATTCTAAAGGATTTAATAGACAAGCTAAAATTGCCTGTCGCTATGTTTCAGGTAGCAAAAGATATTACTATGAAAGAAGCGACAAATATTGACGGCGCACTGGCAGACAACATCAAGGAGTACAGCGAGATGTGCGGTGCGATCACTTATATAAACAGAGGAAAGGTTTACACAAGACCGCAGAGCAAGGCAATAGGAGCGCATTTTGAAATAAATGAGGATACGGGCTTGATCGGAAGTCCCGAGGAATTTGAGGAAACTGTTACGAACAGAGAGGGAGAAAGCTCCAAAAAGGAGAAAATAACGGGCTATAAGCTTGAAATGCTGTTGCAGCACCAAATAACCACAGGCGCGTCCGTTAATTTAAAAAGCCTTTACGCAAGCGGCAAATACGTTGTGCGAAAGGGTCAGCACACTTGCAGCGGAACGGACTTTACTACAGAAGTCGAGGTGATATAAATGGAGGTTATGACAAATCACGCGCTTGAACAACAGTTATTGCATTTGCATACGGCTTTTATAGGCAGAATAACAAAGCTTAGCAAGGAATGTGACACTGCTTGCGTTCAGCCGCTCGATCTTCTTAAACCATTGGGACAACAAGCAAAAAGACAGGCGGTGTTATCGGATATTCCCGTATTGGAGCATTGCCGTTACAGGCTTGTTGAGGAAAAACGGCAATGCCTTATAAACGGTAACAACGGCTGTTCCTGCGATATTACTACTTCCGTGAACACAAACGTTAATGTAAACACCGAAACAGGCAGCGGAACGGGTTCGGGTACGGGAACAGGCTCGGGAACGGTTAATTGTTCTTGCCGTGAAGAAACGCGTATACACCTAAAAAAAGAGCCTATAAAGGTAGGCGACATTTGCTTATGTGTTTGCTGTGAAAGAGATAATACTGAAACCAGAAACGGCAAAGAGGCTGTACCAAATTTGGGACACCACAATATCAAGGACGCTGTTGTTGTGGGTATTATAAAGACTATGCAGTAAGGAGGTACTCAATTATGACGTCCGATGTTAAAGTCTTTTTAAACAGACGAAACAGAGCTGCATCTAACGAGTCGTATGACATCAGTGATATTCCTGAGTCGCTTATTAAAGCGATTGATAATTATATAGACGCTAAAATCGCAGCACTGATAAACGGTGCACCTGAAACTCTTGACACTCTCGGAGAAATTGCAGACGCTATGAAAGAGAACGCTGACATTGTTGAAGCATTGAATCTTGCGATCGGAACTAAAGCAAATAAGGACGATTTGGAAAGCTATGTTTTGGCTGAGGAGCTTCACCCAATGACTGCTGATGAGGTTACGGCAATGATTACTGAGGCGAAAGGAGAATGAAAATGAACGAGAAAGCATATTTATCCCCTGAAAATGCACAACAGGCGATAAGAGAGGTATATGCGGATCAAAAACAAGCAAATCAGACCATTACTTCTGAACTTTTTGATATAAGGTCATACATAGGATATTCAGAAGATGATGTGCTCGGAGTCAATGTTGACTTTGACGACGGTCTTTATAAACGGTTAAAAGACGGTGCAAGCTTTGATTTCACAATATTGCCCAATGCCAAAAGATGTACGGTCGATGAAAATATGAGCATAATCGCATATGAGGGCGACTTGGGTTTTGTGGATGACGGTTCAAATGGCACAGTCGTGTGGTACATACCTAAATTCTACAGCAAATTTGTACCGCTGCTGTACAGATCGGATCGTGACAACGGTTACGATATAAAAGAGGGCAATTTTTTTATATCCTCGGTACGCAAAGGCGATTTTACAATGCATAATGCCTTTTACGATCTTGACGCAAACGAAATTGATTATATTTTAATGTCCGTCGATGGTAAAATATATGATTTTGAATTCAAAACCTGGCTTAATGACAACGCGGCGGTCGCGGAATATTATATTCTGCGCGGTAATGCTGTCTTAGCTAAAAAGGGGTTCAAACCTTTTGAAGAAATAATACAGCGCAGAGTTGACACTTTTGCCGATTTGCCGTCTCCCGCTGACGCTAACATAGCAAACAGACCGCGCCTGGGATATATTTATTATGTTGGCAAGGCTGATGAGGAGGGTGTCTATACAGACCTTACCCGCTATTTCTGGAACGGAAAAGAGTACAAATATTATTGAGGTGAAATTAAATGAAATGGAAAAGGCGAATATATATTACGTCCAAAAGCGGTGAAAATACAGCAATAGAACTTGATGAACTGCTTGACGAAGAATCCGGTTATATGCGCAAGATCGTAGAAGACATCATGGTGCATGAAATGACCGACAGGCAGGCTCAAATAGCAAGCCTATATTACTTCGGCGGCATGAATGTTGTTGAGATCAGTGAGTTGCTTGGCGTAAACAGAAGTACCGTGTCACGAATTTTGAAAGCGGCAAAGGAATGCATAAGCAAAAACATCAGACATTACAGAGCGGAATGCATACATATAATAGACGCTACGAACACACCTGAAGTTATCAGTCATATATCAATGGTGTATAAAATTCATGATAAGCCCAAGCCAAAAGACTGCAAAAAAGTATATGCCGAAACGTCGAATCAGTATGAGGAGACAATAGCTTTTATTGAGTCTCGGATTAGGCAGCTTGACAAACAATTAAAACTCTCCTCTTTGAATTATCTTGAGAAAAAACCAATACGTTTAAGAAAGAAAATGCTGGAACTGGAATTGATAGAGCTGCACCGCTCCGCGTATAAAGTCGGCAAATATATTGATTAAACAACAGGAGGCAACAAAGGAAAAAATGAAAAACTTCATGCTTGATGAAAACGGAGATATTGTTATAAAAAATAACGATATTGCCATAATCGAGGGCGACAAGCTTTTGTTGCAAACGATAAAAACCATTCTCCTGACAAATAAGGGAGAGTGGTTTTTAAACTTAAGCGAGGGAATAAACCGCAAAAACATAATCAAGAAAAATCCTGAAAAGGATCTTGTACGAAATGAAGTTTTATCGGGGCTTATTCAGGTTGACAACTCGCTGTACCTTACGGATTTTGATTACGAGCTTGACAAAAGAACAATGAAAATAAAGTTTACCGCAAAGAAAGCCGACGGAACTGTAATAAGTGATGTACTAAGCTTTGTGTAAGGGAGGCACACGGCAATGATAACGGGATTAGGGCTTGAACGTCCAACATATGACGATATTTTACAATCACAAATTCAACGCTGTAAAAAACTGTTTGGAGAGGATATAGACACGTCGGAATTATCAGTGTTGGGAAAATATATCCGAATAGCAGCGTATGACATATCCCAAGCATATGAAGATTTGGAAGCCACCTATTACGCGCGTTATCCGAATACTGCAAGCGGGATAAATCTTGACCGCCTTTGTCCGTATGCGGGCATTACGAGAAATCCTGCAATAGCGGCAACACGAAAGGTTGAAATCAGCGGAACAGCAAACGCCGTTGTAAAAATGGGTTTTTTGTTCTCAGCTGATGAAACCGAAACAGAAATAACCTATTACACTGTTGAAGATGTAACGCTTGACAGCAACGGAAAAGGAACCGTTAATGTTACGTGTACTGAATTGGGAACGATCGGTAATGTTGAGTTGGGAACGATAACCAAAATTACAAACCCGTCTGTTGATGTAGACCGAGTAAAAGACGTTGAAGTAATTGCAGTCGGCAAAGCTGCCGAAAGCGATTACAAGTTAAGAAAAAGGTGGCTGCAAGCAATCGGCGGCGGAGGAAGCGGCACAGCGGCTTCTATCCGTTCCGAAATTTACAGAATACAGAACGTGGAAAGCGTCACGGTAATTGAGAACGACAGCGACTACACAGACGCGCAAGGCAGACCGCCTCATAGCTTCGAGGCGTATGTTTTTGCGCCTCTTGTCGGCGATACCGAAATTGCAAAAGCTATTTTCAGAAAAAAGCCAATAGGAATAAAATCCTACGGAAATACAGCTGCTCTGTTTTTAGACGATTACGATATTGAGCAAACGGTAAATTTTACTCGCTCAACTGAAATTGAAATCCGTGTAAACGTTGAAATAAGGGTAAATAACGATTTTGAGGGCATTGTTGGAAAAGAAAAGATCGCCGAACGGATATCAGATTATGTTATGAATTTGGGAAACGGCGAGGACGTATACCGTACAAAATTTTATAGTTTTGTACACAGTGTTGCAGGAGTAGTTGAAGTACCGTCAATTACAATCTCTGCCGACGGCGGCAAAACATACACAGAAAACAATGTTATGTGCGATCCGTGGGAACTGCCGAGGCTTATTCCCGATAACGTGAATGTGAGAGTGATACCATGAACGATTTTGAGGACAGAGCGTATGTAAAAAAGTTGCCCGACGCATACGACAAGAGACCCGAAAGCAATAACAGCAAGCTTTTACAAATAAATGAGGCTGCTGTTAATGCATTGCATGCGGATATATCCGAAGTTGTCGGTATGCTTGATTTGGATAATGCTTTCGGGAAAATTCTTGATGATTACGGCGAAATGCTTGGTTTATACCGCGGAACACTTAACGACAAGCAATACAGAGCCGTTATAAAGGCTAATATTGCCGCAAATATCAGCAAAAGCGACTATATGAGCGTTATGCACGGGCTTGACTACATTTTCGGAAAAGGTAATATGCAGATCAGCGAAGTTGCGGACAGCATCGCAACTGTACGCCTTAAAGATATGCCGTATGAAAATTTGCTTGAAACAGGACTTAATGCCGACCAAATTAAAGAGCTTACAAAAAAGCTGATTGCAATCGGCGTACAGATCGAAGCAAGCTATTTTTGGGGTACGTTCGAGTTTGGCAGCATTCCCGAAGAATACGACCCAAACAAAGGCTGGGGAAATATTGAGCAAACTATAGGCGGCTATTTTGGTACCGTCATATCGGGTACAACAGATATTAGGACGCGTAAGCCGCGCATAAGCGTTGTGCCGCCGAATACGCGCATAACCTATAATCAACCCGCAAAGGTAAGCTTATTAAGCTATACTCATAACGCAAGAATTTATTATACGACGGACGGTACAGACCCGACAGATCAATCAGCATTGTATACGGAGCCTTTTATACTGTATGCGGGAGATTACAAGGGCGTTTCCAAAACCGTTAAGGCAATAGCCTATAGTGACAAACTGCCTCCGTCGATAATCAGCGAACACATTATAACGTGGAAACCCGCTCTTGTCGGTACATTTGAATTTTCATCATCAGAACCTGTTTATGACGTAAACAGGGGCTTTGGAAACATTGAACAGTCAATCGGCGGTTATGTCGGTGATGTTATAGATATTAACGTATAGGAGGATAATATTATGTCAATTGAATACCAAAACAAACCCATTGGTTGGGATAACGCAGGTGTTACCCCTCCGCAGGATTTGATTGAAAAAGGGTTTCAGCCGGGTTACAAGCCGCCCGCCGAGTATTTCAACGCGCTTCTGCATACAACTTCCGAGGCAATAAAAGAGATACAGGAAAAAACGGTTGAATTGTCAGTTACTATAGAAAGCAGTGCGGATACAAACAGCGACACCGTAACATCAAAAGTCATATGTGCAGGAAATGATACTGAACATAAGGGCGGTCTTTACATAGGGGATACCCCTATTTCCTATGGTGAAGCTGATAATAATCTTGACAACAGCATTGTAAT